ATTATACGCAATAACAGGCTCACCTTTGCGCGATATATGGGCGGTGACTATTACGAGGTGTCGAATCCCAAGTTTGCTGAGAAACCCTTCACAGTCCCACTCGATTGCGTGGTGGGGCCAGTGATCGGCATCTTTCTCAACAAGCGGTGATTTTTTTTATTCACCACACTAATTTAATTACGATAAATTACTCTAATGATCAAAGATAAGCGCCTGAAACTAATATTAATAATCTTGTTCTTTGGTATGTATTTCACAGTGAGCGAGATGGAATATCGAGAACTACAGGGGGATGGTTATGTCACAAGCGAATAAGGGAATTATCCCTATAAAGGGGAAAAATTACCGCACAGTAGCTTACCGGGTTAATGAATTTCGCACCGACGATAAGTATGGGGGGTGGTGCATAAACACAGACATCATTCAGCAAACTGAGGCAGAGGTTACCATGAAAACAATCATTTCGGACCAGAACGGAATGATTAGAGGGACGGGTTTTGCGAATGAAGTAAAAGGCAGAGGAAATATAAACAAAACCAGCCACATTGAGAATTGTGAAACCTCTGCTATTGGCAGAGCCTTAGCCTCAATCGGGCTTGCGGGTGAGGAATACGCCTCTGCGGATGAATTGGCTGCTGCCCTGATACAACAGGGCGAAATGAAAAAAGAGAATTCTGAGCCTGAGCTTGGGGTGGCCCCAAACGTGACTGAGCTTGATGTGGCAATGCAATATCTGTTCGATGCCATCGGCTACTCAGTCAAAAGCAGGAAAATCACCGGCTCATTGGCCGATCTTAGGCGGGCAGTGAAGGATATCGCCGCCAACTATTCGGCTGAAACCGCCAGGAAAATAGGGCCGTTTGCCGACCAGTTTGAAAAAAGACTGACGCAGGAAAAGGGCAATGCCCAGGCAGCCTAATCCCCACCAACAAGACCCAGCAAAGAACCCAGACAGGATCGGGACAGTAACAGTCTCGCCCGGCGGTGGGCTTCATGGAGCCATCCAGAAGAACGCCAAGGGCAATTATAACCAACGCTCACGAGATACCCTGGTGGATATAAAGGTCAGTGAGCAGCTCACAGGGTGGCAGGAGGCGGTCTTTATCAACAAGGCCATGCAAGACGGCCTAGACAGAGAGGCTGATTGCAAGGAGGCCGTAGAAGCGGCAACCGGACGTGCCATTCTGGACGTGCCTTTTGTTCTTCACAAATCCATACCCTATTTTGGAGCTTCGCCTGACGGCGTTTTTGCTGACAAATCAAGCGAGCTAATCGAGATAAAATGCCCGCAGCAAAAAACCTATGCCCGCTTCCTGCGAACCCTTGAAATCCCCCCGGAATATCAGACCCAGATGATAGGCCAGGTCGCCTGTATGCGCGATAGGCCAACCAGGGCGCAGGGAGCAAAATCAGTCCTTTTCTGTATGTACCACCCAAAATTCAAGCCCAGTTACAAGGCTGTGCCGTTCAAAGTGACAGCCAGGCAAATCAAAGAGTTAGAAACCGAAGTCACCATCCTGGTGGCTGAAATCATCGAAGCAAGACTCACAGCGGAGAGCAATCAATGAGTGGAGTGAACAGAGTGACCCTGGTCGGAAATGTCGGGGCTGACCCGGAAAGCAAGCAACTCGACTGGGGGCTTGTGTGCAACGTGTCCCTGGCAACCAGCGATAGCTGGAAAGACAAGGACACTGGTGAGAAAAAGGAAAAGACCGAGTGGCACAGGGTCATTTTCAAAAACCGCCTGGCCGAAATCGTCGATCAGTTTGTTAAAAAAGGATCGAAAATTTATGTAGAGGGGAAAATCCAAACCCGGTCCTGGGAGCAGAATGGCGAGAAACGCTATGCAACCGAAATTGTAGGATTTGAAATGCAAATGCTCGATGCCAAACCCAACTCAGCACCCCGGCCAATTCCCGAGAAAGCGGCAAAACCATCATTCGACTTCGATCCGAATGCGCTGCCCTTTGATGATTAAGTCGATTGCTTGTCGGCAGGCCATCCGGGGGGTCAGTCGGTCCCACCTGGATCATACCAGGCAACACAAAGAGGTGCGATGCAATGCTTAAACGTGAGCGAAAATCGCACCATCCCCGGAGCACCGAATGAATGAAGAACAAAAAAGCGATAAAGCCAAGCGAATGGACATTTTGGATGCCCAGGCGCGGCTGGCTCCGTGGCTGGGGGTCATTCCATACACCTGTGTTTGCTCCTGCGGCTTTGATTTTGTCAATTACCCGAAAGCCTACAAAGAACTGATCACAGGATGCCCGAAGTGCAACAAAAGCTATTGCGAATGAAAGAGATTGAGCAAAAGAGGTTATATATGAAAACTACCGTAAACCTGATTAGGAAAGAAATAAAGGAATTGGAGGAGCGGATTGAAGCTCTCAAACCTAAGCTCGCCTTTTATAAGGAGCTTGAAAACACAATAGATGACGAGAGGCAAAGAAACATCAAATCCCGCATCGAAGATAAAATAAAATCGGGCGAAGGCTTTACCTCGATTGAAGAGTTGAGCGAGTACCACGGAATTTGCAACGCCACCGTTTACAACTGGATAAACAGGGGCACAATCCCCCGTCCTGTTAAAATCGGTGGTCGTATCAAGGGTTTCAAAAACTCAGATTTGCTGGAGATGGAGCAAGGCTGGTGACAAAAAAAACACCAATCGCACCAAATGATTGAAATAAGCTTCAGCAAAGAAGAATTAGACTCATGCCGCAAGGGGGCCAATTTACGGTGGCAGTTTGCTAGAAACTCAGACTTAGACCGAGGGCTGTATGTCACCGACCCAGAAAGGCGTGAAGGATCAAACCCCGACTATCTGGGGATTCGGGGTGAGCTGGCTGTCGCTAGGGCATTCGACCTGCCCTTCGATCCGTTTAGGGGAATGGGTGTAGATAATGGCATTGATTTTTTTTGGGGCGATATGTCAATTGATGTCAAATCAACACCCTATCTCGGCGGCAAGTTGATGTTTAAGTCGGCGGATAAGTTCAGGTCTGACATAGCTGTTCTTGCGATTGAGGTTGCGGAAGATGTGTATAGGGTGCCTGGCTGGATCAGAAAGGAAAATTTTGACCTGGCTGCCTCGCCCTTTATGAACGGCATTGCGGTTGAACAGGCTGATTTGCAGCCCCCAAATGAACTGTGGGAACTGATGACCAATAAAAAGAATCAAAAAATATGACTTTAGAATATGTACACAGGAAACGATACGCCGAAGAGTTAGGCGTAACCAATAAAGTTGTCACTAACTGGATGCAGAAGCACTGGACTAACGGACAGCACTATAAGGTGATTGGTAAGCAAACTCTAATCAACGTGGGAGAAGCAAAGAAATGGCTAAGAGAATATGGGACGAAGAGCCAAATATAGACGAAAAAAATGGCAAGTTTAGAATCAAAATTTGGCATGAAAATAGATATGTTGTTGATGAAATAATCCGTGATTCAGATGTAGCCCGCAAGTCTGATCTTGCGCGAGTGATAAAAATTCGAGACAAATATCTCGCAAAAATCAATCTGGGTTTGCCGCTTAAAGATGGGCCAGTCGTTAATGATGCGATTAGGGGGTATGCGACCCTCTCAAATGCGATTGATGATTTTTTGATTAATGGCCTTAAAACCCCATCAGATCGAACTATCTCCGATTACACCAGGGTGTTAGAAAATAAATGGCTCCCCGTTTTCGGGGGTCGCAGGATAAACGAAATAACAAAATCTGATCTTGAAAAATACTTCTATGAAAAGGTGCGTGACGGAAACAAAATTAAATTGGTCAGAGATTGGAGGCCAAAGTATAGGGAAAATTTGATAGGGCCGCTTAGGGGATTGTTTGACTATTTCGGCATTCAGCCCAACCCCTGCGACGGGGTTTTAGATACCAACTCTGTGGCCTCTAAAAATAGAAAAAAATTCAAACCATACGACTCGCTAGAGGCCCGAAAACTGTTAGATCGACTTGAGGGTGACAGCAAATATTACTTTCAATTTGCTTTTGCTACAGGGATGAGGCACCAAGAGATTTTACCCCTAATGTGGTCTGATATTCACAATCAAGTCGCAACGATCCAGCGTTGCATTTCCAACTACCGGGTGGTGGATAGAGTGAAAACCGATTATGAAGGGAGGGAGGTTTTCTTAAACTCTGCCGCCCTAGATGCAATCAACAAAATGCAGAGTCGTTGGCAAAAGGGCTTTGTCTTTCCAAAGCCCGATGGCGACTACTATAAGAAACCCAAGCGATTTAGGGAAGCCTGGGTAAGGGCTCACAAGAAAGCTGGTGTCGCCTATCGGCCAATGAGAACTACTCGGCACACCAGGGCAACGGAACTGCTTTCAAAGGGAGTAAATCCGGCCAAGGCAGCAAAACAACTTGGGCATGATGTAGAAACATTTCTCAAAACTTACGCTGAATATCTACCGAACTATGACCAAACCGATGACAGTTTACTGGAGTCGAACTTTTCTTGATTAGGGACAAATTAGGGACAAAACGCCATTTTAGGTGTTACGGATAAGTTAAGTGATTGAATTTATTATATAAAAACTGGAGCGGGAAACGAGACTCGAACTCGCGACCAGCACTTTATGAGATTATACGAGTGCGGATGAGTGTGTTGCAAGCTATTGTTATCAATCAACAAATAAATAAACGCACTCAAAGACACTCAAACGCAATCATAGGAATACCGTGTAAATTAGGGACAAAATTAGGGACAAAATTAGA